ATGAAATTAATTATCTTGATTCAACAAGAGTAATCGCATCAAGAGTCAATGAAACAAATAATCAAACGATCACGGTTTTACCGGGTGACAGATCGTTTAATATGACTTTAAACTTAAATACAAATAACTCTAGACTGTCACCAACTATTGATATGGATAGAATTGGAGTTATCTTAACAAGTAACAGAGTTGATAAACTGATTACTGATTTTGCCACAGATAATCGCGTTGATTCTCTTGAAGATGATCCATCAGCTTTTCAATATGTTTCAAAAGAGAATACTTTGGAAACATCTGCTACATCATTAAAAATTATTCTTGATGCTCACATTAACGAATATACTGACCTTAGAGCTTTTTATGCGATAAATGATAATCCCGGTTTTGAACCAACATTCATTCCTTTCCCCGGATTTTCAAATTTAAATGAAAGAGGTCAAGTCATATCACCAGATAAAAATGATGGAAGATCCGATGTTCTAGTGCCATTATCTAAAGTTAGTGGTTTCACACCGTTTGATATTCAATATAAGGAATATACTTTTACTGCGAATGAATTGCCACTATTCAGATCATTTAGAATTAAATTAGTGGGAACCTCAACAAATCAAGCATACGTGCCAAGATTTACAGGTCTAAGAGTCATAGCTTTAGCATAATGAATTACATTAAAGTCAAGGACAACGAACATTTGGTTAGAGATAAATCATCTAACTGTATTATAAACACAAACAAAGCTGAATATGATGAGTATTTGACCCGTCGCAAATTAAAAAAAAGTGAAAAAAATAAAGTTGATAATCTTGAAAGAGACATATCAACTCTTAGAAACGAAATTACTGAAATTAAAGATCTCTTAAGGAGTTTGGTAAATGGCAACTAAAAAAATAACTTTCGATCCAGAGGCGGGGGTTGCGTATCCATGTGATTTAATTATGAATGTTGGTGCTGATTTTAGTGCTACTTTCAATGTTGTAGATACATCGAATACTGGATTTAATTTTTCAACGACTAATTCTGTTGGATTGAATACTGTAAGTGGATGGACAGGATCATCTCAGATGACAAAAAGCACAGCGATTGGATCTACTGCTTTTCCAGTGGCTACATTTACAGTTGGTATTGACACGACTGCATCTAGTGGATACGGATTAACGATATCTTTAGGATCAACAGATACAAGAAGCGTGAAAGCGGGTCGATATGTATATGATATTTTAGTAGGATCTGGTGCGACAGTGTATCGAATTGTGGACGGAAATATTCAAGTACGTGGTGGTGTATCTTCTGCACCCTAAATATGGATAG